GTACTCCGGAATGGAGTTCCAGTGGATAAAAGGTGATGATATGTCAGTTACTGAAACTTATAAGGGTGTTACCTCAAACGGGGAGGATCTTTTTATATTGTTTGATAGTGGAAAAAGAATAAATACATCATTGCTTGATGAATATATGGTTTGGTTTCCTGCTAGCACAAGGATACCCGATTCCTTACCTGTTCAACAACCGGAACCTATTAGAGCTACTTCAAATGATATGGTTACTTCTATACAATATTCAGATCAGCCAAATATATCATTTGACGAATCTCCGATATATAAGCTATTAAAAAAGCAGAAAAAGAATACGGTTGAGGTTTCAATTAAGCTTAAGTTGAATTTGCCATCCAAGGAATTATATAATGTTTTATGCGTTTCTTTTGACGATGCAGAAAAAGAAATTGTTGATTTCGTTTTAGATGACGTTAACATAGATGATATTAAGAGATCGCTAGGCGACTCGATAAGGAAATCATACTATACAGGATTAAACAAAGATAATTCTCCAGCTAAGGATCCAGCAACACCGAATAGAAGAAGAAATAACGCTACAAATGAAAAGTAAAGATAAGATTTGTTATAAAGCTCCCAAATTTGACGTAGTCGAAAGGGACGGTAAACCAGGAATTGTTTCCACGGTGGAGACAGTTATGATACTTCCTTTTATATCAGATGAGCAGGGATTACCCTTAATGCTTGGGGTTATCAAGGAACCTAATCTCTTCAGAGAGGGTGGAAATACCACCAGTCTGATTACTGGAACCTGCGAGGATGAGGATCCGGATTATTTATCAACAGCTAAAAGGGAGCTTAAGGAGGAATCTGGTTATGATGTTGATGATAGTTCTAAATGGTATTTCTTAGGAACTGTAACTGCAAATAAGTTTGTGCAAAAAGAATATCCTTGCTTTGCCGTTGATGTGACTGGAATAGTAAAAGGCGAGGCTGAAACTGATGGATCTAAACAGGAAAAGATGGCAGAATTTTTATTTATTCCAGCTAATGATGTTGTTAAATCGCAAGATGTTTTTATACCTGCTCTTTTTCTAAAACTTTTTAAGTTTGTAGTTGGTATGGATTTATATAACAGAGACGACTCTGTTTTTGGTAAGAATAAGGGATTTTCCGCAGACATTTAATTTTTTGTAACATGAGTGCTAATAGAAGAGAAAGAAGAAAATTATTAAGACAATACGGTCTTTTGGATGTGGTTAAAAAATCATCGGTTGGATCAAGAATTGAGGAAGGACAAAATACTCACAGATTAAATCTGCAGAGAATTAAAAATGATCAGCTTAAGAAGGAAAGAGAAAGAAGTGGTGAATCTAATACATCTGAGGATGTTAATTTCTATCATGACAGCAATGATGGGTATGATTCATTCACATCCCTTTTATCATCCAAAGACTGGGGAAATTTAGAACTTGATGATAATGATGCAGAATAAACTTAAGATAAATTTCTATATCTCGAGGTATTCTCCAAAAGAAGCCAAAAAAAGATCTACATACGGGTCGGATTTTTACGTGGTTGATATATCCAAGATAATAAGAGAATTGGGATATAACACCGACGAGCTTGCGAGAGAATCCGAATTTATTATAAACTACACTATTCGCAAGAAAATAATACAAGGAATATATAGTACAAAGTGTGACGGTATACTTGTATGCTATAAAAACATCTCCACTGATTTTGTAGAAAATCTGGAGGTTTTATTAGATGAATATTCTGAAGAATTCGAGTATGCTATCACAGATCTTTAAAAAAGATTTGTATAGTAAATGGGAAGCCCAGCAAACTTAATAGAACAACAACAGAGAGGTATATCAAGTGACCTTATATCCAAGGCAAGTAATCTTGGATCTAATAATCCATTTAAGGGACCAACTGCCAGAAGTTTATTCTACGAAGCAGCAAAAAGAAACCCTGGAAAATATGGGCAATTCCTATTTTATTCTTTAGGTAGTAATGAAAATGATTTTATAGATTCTTACTACAGATCGGAGAATTCCCAATATAATAGGAGAGTATCATCTCTAAAATCAAAGAATCCATCTGCTGGATATCTTATAGCACAAACAAACAGCTTAGAATCGATTTCAAATTCAAACGATTCAACTCTATCTGGACTTAGCTCCAGTTTCGAGAGGGATATCGTTGGTGGATTATCTGCACCTTATTCATGGAAGGATTTTCTATATTCCAAACACTATGGAACTATACCGAATAACTACATGATAACTCTCCGAAGATTTCCTACCCCGGTGTTGGATAATTTCTCTTTGCCTGCTTCTATTAAGGACTCCGATTCATATAGGAAAGAAGGTGCTGGTAGACCAGTAGCCCAAGCAGTAACTTGGTTTGGCGGGAATACCGGAAACTCATTGAATGAATTAATAGCATTTACTACTGGACTGGAGTGGAAAAATAAAACACAGGAGGAAATAGTTGCTTCGGATGCATTCAGTAAAGGATTTTTTGGAGATCTACCTTTCCAGTGGTTCTCTTCCGCTGCTAGAACAGCTACTGGAAGCGATGCTGTAACGCAAGGAATATCTTCTCTTGCTGAAGGTGCTGCTGTAGCATTTGATCCTAATAATACAACTATAGACGACCTTAGAGTTAGAGGTCTTAGAGATAGAGCAAAAGACGGTACTGCTGGACTACTATCCGAATATATTTGGGTTCCGATGGACGTCGTTAAAAATACACAGGTAAGAAATACTGGTCTCAAGTTTACTTGGGAATCGTTAGTTGTCAATTTTGAATATGAATTAACCTCAGTTGGTGAAGTAAATACTAAAGCTGCTATGCTTGATATATTGGGTAACATGTTATCTATTGGAACAAATTATGGTAATTTTCTAACACCTGATATTAGATATAATTCAGCATTTCCTGCAATAGGATTTCCTGGTGGAGATGCCGGTCTTGCTTCTTTCTATAGAGATCCTCTACAATTCATATTGGAATATGGCGATAAATTAACAAATCCAACTAAAATAGCAACTGAAGCTGCTGGTGCAAGTGAAACCGGTGGATATGGATTAGACGGCTCTAGCAATGGAGGTGTTAATGACCTAAGAACTGAATTTGAAAATATAGTCAAGGATTCAAAGACTAGCGGAGGATTGAGTATAGATAAATTCAAGTCATTTGCTTCGAAATTTGGCGAGGGTGCAGGTAAAATTTTAAAATTATCGGTTTTACCTGAATTTATAGATAAATGGCAAGCTCCCGCAAGTATACTTACTGGTGCACCTATCGGTGAATGGCATTTAACTATAGGTAATCCTTGTAATCCGATAGCAATGATAGGAAATCTTATCTGCGACGAAGTTGATATATCTTTTGGCGACGTACTTGGACCTGATGATTTTCCAACCACACTAAAAGCTAAATTTACACTTAAACATGGTAGAGATAGAGAGAGAGGTGAAATAGAAAGCATATTTAATAGGGGTGATGGTAGGTTATATCAATCTAGTTTGGATACTTCAGCTTCTGCTCAATCTTACAATTCTCAAGCTGATGTTAACGGAAAACCAATGACCGAACAGACTATAAACGAATATCTTAATATGTCATCATATGATAATTCGTTACCTGATCAGCTTGGTCCTAGCAATCCTTAAAATAACGTAATAATAAATGGGACTTTTGTTAATAGATACAATATCAAAAAATAAGGCAATTTTCAATCCCTCACCGGATCTGGATTCGAATAAATATGGTATATGGGATTTAACCAGACCATCAATTACATATGATGGTGTAAACGTAAAAATAAGCGAAGTTTTTATAGTTGGAGAGGATTATCAAATGCGTCCGGATTTGATAGCTGCTATTAAATTAGGTGATCATTCAAAGATGGGATCACTTCTGAAACTAAATAATATAAGTAATCCATTTGCCATTGATAGCACAAGAATTTTGATGCTTCCGACAAGTTCAACTATAGACAACACATTTAATGTGAAGAAATCTAAAAATCAAGCTGCTGCATCTTCCAATACTAGTACTAATGCAAACCAGGTATTCAGAAATAACCAGGAGCAGAAAAAATTCAAGGTTAGCGACGGTAGAAAGAAATTCTTGGCATCCAAGATTAAAAATTCACCAGAGATGTCTCTACCTCCAAACATTATGCAACCTAGTCAGAGAACTGTTATTAAGCAGGATGGATTCCTGATATTTGCCCCTGATTCAGGTGGAGGTGGGCTTAATAAACCATCCAATTAATAAACGATATGACAGCTGACGACATAAAAATAATTTCACTGGCTTTGAATAATATGAAGCTCGATGAAATGTTAAAAGTGGATAAATCTGGCGGATCTAGCGATATACAGACATTGAGAGATACCGGGGAGACATCACAATATTCGATTGGTCTTGATTCACCGTATATACTTATAAATGGGCATCCAGTAAGCAATGGACTGACTAGTTTCCATCTGGATATTAATGGATTCCTACCTATCGTTACATTTTCTTTCGATGTTTTGCAACCATTATTTATATCAGTCAGCTATCCTAAGGACGGTGATATAGTATCAGTTTATATGAGATCCCCTGGCGATCTTTACAATCCAATGAGAATGGATTATAAAATACTTGCTGTTGATGGGGGGGTTTCCAGTAAATATTCATCTAATGGATCAGACCCTGATGGTAAGTACTTTAAATTTTCGATAGTCGCTGAATGCTACATCCCTGGTTTATATTCACCTAAAATAAAATCATTTACTAACAAGTCATCGGCCGATGTTCTATTGGAGGTTTCACAAGAGCTTAATCTCGGATTTGCAACTAATGAGAATAATACTGTCGATGATATGACATGGATTTGTCCGAGCAATTCTTATTATGATTTCATACAGGATGTATGCGTAAGAGCTTATAAGGATGATGAGATTAGTTTTTTTGATTGCTGGGTTGATCAATATTATAATTTGAATTTCGTAAATCTAGGAACACAATTTTCTTTTCAGGACGATCCTAAACAGGATGTTATGTTTCTACCTGGCTATACCTCAAACGGGACTAAGGTTGATGGAAATATACCAGGCGCAGCTTCACCTGCTCCCGTAAGTGTTCCTTTCGTTTTAACTAATTCGATCGGACAGGGAATTACCCCATTTTTTATTAATGGGTATACGTTGACATCAAGATCTGGTAATATATCTAATGATGTTGGGTATATTACTGAGATATGTTTCTATGATGAAAATAGCGAAACCGAGGATCCTAAGGATCCTTCTGCAAAGTACACCAAATATGAAATTGAATCGCAGACACCAGACAATATAGAAACAGGAACCATATTACAGAAAGGTAGAGCAAGAGATAATGAATATAAGAACGAAACAAGAAGAGAATGGCTGGGCGTAATTAATACCAAGATAGATTCCACTGATGGTGGAGTACATAAGAATTACTATCACACCAAAGCACAGAATATAATAAATAATTCAGATGTAAATAAAATTACATTGGAGATTGAAATGAATACATATTTTGCTGGTGTAATAAGGGGACAGGTAGTACCGGTTTCGATATATGCATTTGATGGAGGACAGAGACAGCAAAACACTGGAAATTTACCTAATAAGGAACTAAATACGACTCTTTCACCAACGTTAGATGTTTTCCTATCGGGTAATTATGTTGTTCTTGGCGTGGAGATATACTGGTCAAAGACTGGAGGGCTTAGACAAAAGTTGAATTTAAGTAAAAGAGCATGGACAGCTAATTCGTCAGGTGCCCTACCAAAGGCTTTCCCTATTTCTATACAAAGCAGACAATTCTAGTATTCAGATAAATAGTATAAATAAAATTTTTTAAATGTCATTCGGAGCAACAGATCAACAGAGGAGTTTATTCCTAAAGGGTTTTAAATTATCAAAACAAGGTAATTACGAGGATCCAACATACCTTGGATTCAAAATAGTATTTGACTTTGGAAATTTACCGGTTGCTCCAGATGATGGAATGCCACCTAGTCCATTATTCAGAGACAGAAGCTATTTTTATGGAGCAGGAGCAAGTAATTTTGCAGAAAATCCATTCGGACAACCACAATATGATTCTGTGAGTGGATCAGATAACGGAAAGGTTGCATTTTATTCTGCTACTAGTTATTTGGAAGAGAGAGAATCCGATTTTCCATATGGCGGAAAAAGAGCAGATATGCTAAGACAATTTAAGCTAAGCTTAAATGATATAGTAACAAATTCTCCGTGGTTCATTCAGTCAATTAGCGGTTTAGATAAATTGGCACAAGTGGGAAGACCTGGTTATCACCCACAATCTGATGGAGGTTCTTTTAACCCACAGAGAACAGGAGGGAAGGTATTGGAAATATCAACTCTTGAATCAATAAATCTTAGAATTTCTGCGCTGGCTGATTTATACAATCAAGCAACTTTCGATTATGATAATATGAGGGAGCTTCTGCCTAGGAATCTAAGAAAGTTTAGAATGTACATATTTGTATCGGAGGTTAGAAATTTCTTTAAAACATCAAGATTAATAGGATCTTCCGCTGCGCTAACTGCTATAGATAATCTATCCACTCTTCTTGGGTCTGGTAATAACCCAGGATCTAATCTGGGAGCATCAACTAGTGTTGATTCGCAACAGAATGAGAATTTTAAAGCGCCTAACAGTAATATAAGTCCTTCCAGCTCATTTAATTCATTCGTAGGTAATGTTCTCAATCAATCGGGATTGGATAATGATCTATCGATGTTAAAAAACCAGCAGGATCAATCTGGTATAAAGCCAGTTATTGTTTTTGAGTGCAGAGGATGTGAATTTGATTTTACTGAAAGTAGCCCTATAGGAGATGAACTTAATATAGGAACATCTGCGGAGGCAGTTACACAGAAATTTAAGATTCATATAGATAGGGTTAGAGTAAGAAGTCAATATCCTAATATCAGACAAGATGGAAAACCTTTGGTACTTGGTGATAGCTGGGACGGAGCAAGATCTTCTGTTCAGCAGAATCCCAAAGATCAGGACGATATACTTTCAATAGGAAGCCAGTTGCTAACAAATTTTGTGAGCAACTCGCTAAATGATTTAATAAACGAGGGTGTTGCTAATTTTATACAACCTAATCTACAGGGATTAAATAAATTAGCACTGGGTAATGCATATAGTTTTAATCCTGGTGAAATATTAACGAGCTTATCATTTAATAATGCACAGAAATTCTTGGATAGTATAGGTGGAGTTAATGCAGGTATTAAAAAGACGGATTTTCCTACCCCGCAATCTACTGGTTTAGGTGGTCCACCACAAAGAGCATATCCTGCACCCGGAGGTGATGTTTATGGAAAATCCAGTGGTGCTGATCTTGGCGTACCTGATAGAGTTTATAAAAAACCTAGCGGTGATGTTTATAATAATGTACCAGGATCTGATCTTGGATCCCCGGAGAGAGTTTATCCAGCTCCCGATGGTGATGCTTATAATGATGTTCCCGGGTCTGCTCTAGGATCCCCGGATAGGGTATATCCCGCTCCTAATGGAGATGCTTATGATAATGTACCGGGATCTGATCTTGGTGGACCTGATAGAGTTTATCCAGCCCCACAGGGTGATGTTTATTCAAATGTTCCTGGGATAGATCTAGGTGTACCTGATAGAAATTATGGAGCTATTAAAGATAAAGTTTATCCTGAACCCTCTCCGAACCCTAATTTGAGTAGCACTGAAAAAGTATACAGTCCGGTGACAGAATCCAAACAACTGGGTGAGAGCCAGGTATATCCTGACTTTATACCGCCATCAGGAAATTCCGGTCTTAATGAATCACTATATCCGAAAGAAACTAAAGTATCGTCAAATGGTGAATTGAGAAGTCCAGAAAATAGTTTTAACTCTACCCCTACTCCGGTATATCCTAAGAAAGATATCAAATATAGAAGAGGAGATATAGGTAAGGTATATCCACCAGTGAGTGGGGATTTCAATACTACCAATGAGAATCTAGGAAACTTAAAGCCTGACACCAAATATAACATTAGTATAGATGGATTTAATCCTAAAAGCACTGATTTTGAATAATGGAAAATAGAAAAACCTATCTCGGAAAAGTAGTAGATAATAAGGATCCCTTATATCAAGGGAGAGCCAGAATCAATGTATTTGGTGTATTTGATGATCTTCCTACCGAAGATCTGCCATGGGCAGAACAGACGCCTGGTGTTTCTTTTGGAGGCGGTGGAGGTGGAGGTAACTTATCTATACCCAGAATAGGTGCAGTTGTTGCAGTATTTTTTGAAAATGAGAATTACTATAAGGTATATTTCGATTACGTCAAGGAAATAGATCCGGTACTTAAGGAGGAGCTAAAAACTGAGAATTCGTACGAGGACTCACAATCGATAGTTTATAATAGTGAAACTGAATCTGGTGTGCTGAAGATGATTTATACTAGGAGTAAAGGATTGGTATTTCAGTTGGGTGAAGCTACGATACAAATAGATACCCAGAATGAGGGTACAAATAAGGAAAAACTCAGGATAGTTCTTAAAATGAATGACGACGAGATAAGAATGGAAAAGAGTGGTGGAAAACAAAAGGTAATAGTTAAATCTGAAAATATAGAGCTCGGTGATGGAGCCGCTGAAAAATTAATTCTGGGGAATAAATTCTTGGATCTTTTCAATCAGCATACTCACCCAACTGGAGTTGGTCCTTCAGGTGTTCCTGTGATCCCTATGATTGATATTCAGCATCTAAGTCAAGTATCTAAAACTAAATAAAAATGCCAGCAGATTGGACAACATTCATAAGTAATGTAAGTAGTAAGCTTGAATCCCAGGATATAAAGGACTCTGACGATATGGCCGATTTCTTGACTAAAGAATACATTTCTGCAACGGTTGGAAAGGCTCAATCTCCATTCGGAAATTTACACAAGAAGGGACAGGATTCGATTATGAAATCTAAATTTTCTCAGGCGTTTAAGATGCTGGAAAAAGAAAGAACCCCATCTTTTGCTGATAAGGTGAATGACCCAATGTATGCGGATCTAAAAGAACCCCTGCCTGAGATTGATGCTAGTGATGCAGCAAATCAGGTTGAATTAGATTTTAGAGATTGGGTAGAAGCCAATAAATCAACGATACCTCCATTTACGTACTCCCAGTTTTTTTCCCAGTATCCAAATTTTCCCAAGGATAGAAACCAAGCGGTTATTGAAATAGCCAGAAAAATATTACATCAGTTTGATGGGACTGGATCTTATTTGCAATGGATGTATTCATTGAGAACTGGTTCGTATAGTAATTGGGGAAATTTAATAATGGACCAGGTTATCAATCTATTAAATCTTGAGGTAAAAAGACAATTACAGCCAGGTGACATTGTTAGAGGATATGCTAAATATGTAAGTAGGGAAGAGGTGAGCAATTATAACGAATTGGGAGCTTTTGAAAAATCTTTTAATGACATTAAGGGAGATGTGAACGTGGATAATACTAATCAATATAGTACCACTTATAAAAATAGAAATGGTAATAATGTATTCGGTGGAAATCCAAATGGTTCGCAGGATGTGGTTAATGGTAAAATAGTATCAATTTCGAAGGTTAACGGTGTTGATATCATAAAGGCTTCATATTTTAGTAAAAAATATAGCAGAACATTCATTAGAGAACTGATACCAGGAACAATTAATCGTAGGATATCTCTGAAAGAAATCAGTGACAATCTCCCGTCGGTTAATATAAATGATAGATTATTTCAGGAACAGAATCTAAGTAATCCGAACAAAATTCCAGATTACTTAACTGAAAATTTTATAACACATTTTACATACTCCAGATATGATAGTGGATATCTCAAGTCCCTACTTAGAAGCCAAAATTATTCTGACAATGCTATAGAAAATATAGAATCTGAATTTGATGATAACTATCAGTATGCCGATGATATCGTTGGATTATTTTCGAGAGATAAAAATAATAGCGTATTCGGCTCAAATTATTCTGATATCATTAATAACATTTTCGGTGGCAGCTCATCTAATACATTTAATCTTCAGTGGATAAAACTTCAGCGGGATTCAAAGAAGTCATATGAATATACCAGCGAGGAAACCAGATATCGAGAGCTCAAGATACGATGGATTAATGAAATAGCGGAAGCTGCAAGAAAGAACGAGGATCCGGATAATCCCGAGGATCCATATTCAGTTATGGCTAAGGGCGTTATAGATTATTGGAAATCTGCGGCAACCCAACCATTACAACCAACCCCACCAGTACCTCCAGCAGTAATAGTACCTCCGCAAGGTGGATCTTATGTTCCGATATATTATGGAAGTTCCACATCATTAGCTAATAATTTAAGAAGGGCTTTTAATTCAGGCAAGAGTTATAAAGGTCCGGGTCAGGAACTGATAGCTGCAAAGGTTGTATCTGCAGCCCTTGCCTTCTCATTTGCTATGCATTTATTGGAACTTAAGTTCATTTATAGAGGTGGTGTACCTGGACCTAATGGTCCTATACCTATGATAGGATTTGTACCTATAGTTTTCTAGTAAATTGCCAATATAATAAAGGAACTTAAAGATAGATATATAGTACAATTAATAACATTTTATCACTTTTAAACTAAAAAAAATATGAAATTAGAAGCATTAGATAATTTCGACTGGGATATTCCTAACGGTCTATCGGTTAACCATAAAGTTAAATCGCCTGACGGATCAAAGGTATATTGCCACGAACCATATGCTCAGGAATTAGCTGATCTTTACCACTCAACATATCATTTGTTGGATGAAGGATCAAAAGATCTAGTAGACGGTGCAGTCTATGGATGTAAAATAATCTCCGCTAAGGAGGACGAAGCATTAGCTCAAACTGGATCAGGTCAAACGATATACTTGGATCTTAAGAAGGAGAGAAAGGACGCAATAAAACTAGGAATTGGTGGATTAAATTTCGTGCCTGGCGAGAATATTAACGTTAGAGTTAGAAAATCTAATGGTAGCTATATCGGTTCAGCAGTTGAACACTATATACAAAGCCTTAAGGTTGAATTATTCGAACAAATCAAAAAAGAAAGCAGTGCTTATCTTGTTAGAATAGAGAGTGTTAATAAAGGTGGATACCTTGTTGATCTATCAGGGATAAAATGTTTCTTACCTGGATCTCTAGCTGCTGCTAATAAAATTACTGACTTCGAATCTTATATAGGTAAGGAGCTTCATGTGATGATAGAAGGATACGTTGAACAAAAAGACATATTCATTGTTTCGTATAAGAAGTATCTTAATAAAATAATGGATTCTAAAATCCAGGAGCTTGACTTAACTAAAAAATACAAGGGTTATGTTACAGGAACTAGTGATTTTGGAGTATTTGTTGAATGGGACAGTGTTTATACCGGATTGATACATAAAACCGAATTCCAAAACGGTAATTCTTCCGCTTCTTTAGTTCCTGGTAATGAGATCGAATTCTATGTTAAGGAGATTAAGGATAATAATAGACTTACACTTACATTGGATCAACCATTAGAAAAAAATGTGATTATTCAGGACTTAGAAAAAAGAATTTCTGAGGGTTCACTCGATAATTACGAAGCTAAAGTTAAGCATAAAAGAAAGAACGGTGCTCTTGTTGAGATCACTGAACTTGGCTTAATGGCTTTAATTCCTCAGGATAAACTGGGTAAGAAAGGAAATAACATTAAATCTGGTGATTCTTTAACGGTATCGCTATATGAGGTGGAGCTTATTTCCGGAAAAATATTTGCTCAATTAATCGATGTCAGATAATAGAACACATCTTGATAGAATTAATGCACTTGAATCTTCAGTTATAGGATTCGAATTTGAATTCTATACAAATTTACTAAAAGGAAAGGCAGCTGAATCGCTTGCTTCTCTACTTAAGAAAAAAGTAGTAGTTTCCGAAAAATATCATTCAAATATACCAGTAGATGGCTCTAATTTTAAATTAGAGCCAGATTACTCTGGTGGTAGCAAGATGATGGAATTCATCACTGGACCTCTACCATATAACGAAGCAATAACTATATTAATAAAGGTTCTTAGATGGATCGATGAAAATGGATGGACAACTGATAGATGTGCATTCCAATTTTCTGTAAGTTTTGATAAATTTAGAAGGGACGTAAAGGATAAGATAGAAAATATAGATAAGCTTAAATTTATATTAGGCCTGGATGAGGGACTAATATATTCTAAATTCGGTAATAGAGAAAAGAATGTTTATGCCAAATCTATAAAGAAGATAGTACCTGTTAATAGATTTTCTATACTTGAAAATATCACATCCATAGATCCTAAGATGTACAAGGTTCCTAATGATAAGTATTATGGTGTAAATTTCACTAAGATACCCCAAGGTTACATAGAGTTTAGATATCTAGGAAATAGAGATTACCAGAAAAAGATAAAGGACATTAGAGAAATTATAGATTACATAATCCTCTATATGTACGATCTTCTTAGCCGTAGAATAACTGGATATACACAGGACGATCTTGTAGCATTACAGAAAATGATGCAAAAATATTCCAAAGTCGTTAGATCTTTTAGTAACCCGGATTTTTTCTTTAAGAATTATCCAGATTTTCACGTTTTTGTCGATTTAAAAGGATGGGACGAGAATATAAAAACTTATTTCCCTATGATAAGGGATAAGATATTCGACCTTATCGTTGAGGGTGACATAACTTCATGTTATTTTAATTACGATACAACAAACGGCAGATATCAAGTTAAGGAAGCTAGAAGTAGGGGAGCATTTGGAATAAATGACACTGATCTTATTATGTGTGATCTTAAGAATGCTGTTATAAAAAATTGCAACATTTATAACTGCGACATTAAGAAATCTTCGATTGAGGATTCATATATTTTTAGTGGTACTAAGGTAACCTCTTCTAAGGTTAAATCAACGATTGTTGATTATACAAATACTCTTAATGATTGTTTTATTGATTGTGAGGGAAAGAACATAAACTGTAAAATTGACGGCGGTGTTCTTAGAGCTGGTATAATCGGTGAAAATGCAGAAATAAGCAAGGAAACCATGAAGGTTAAAAATCCTAGCGATCAGAGAATGCTAAGGTTTGTATCCGATAAGAGACTTAAAGATTCTAATGATAGATACGATAAGCCAAGATTTGGTAATATGAATTACTAAAAAAATCAATTTTTAGAATGACACAAGAAGAATTAGTACAGGAAATACAGGATGCGTTATCCTTTAGTTGCGCACTTCCGTATAATCTTAATGCAGCAGAAACCGAAAGGATCATAAAAAGAGCTAAAGCTTGGTTTTATGATAACTATCAGTATGCCGTGGAGGATAGGGTTTTTGTTCTAGCAAATTCTTTATTTCAACACCCTGAATTTAAGAAAACTAGACAGATTAGACTTCCGCAACCGATAATATCCGTTTATGAGGTTAAGGAGCTAGGGGGATCTGGTATTTCAGGAAATCCAGATAGAGACTTTAGTGATTCTAAACTTCTTGGATCTGAATTGTTACTTTCCCCTTTTGTTGGAGATAATCTCGTATACAGAACGGTTATGTACTCTTATTTTGATCTAGCACAAGCATATCTATTAAATACCTACGCTTTTAAATTTAATAAAAATACAAAATTTCTAACCATAATGGGTAGAGACCCAAATAGATCTGGAAAGGGCCAAATGGCTCAGGGATTTGGTGTCGGTGGAATAGATATATCGGTTAGAGCTTATGTTGCTATTCCTGATGAATATCTTTTCGATGATGAACTTTTCGTTAGATATTGTATAGCTAAGTGTAAAATTGCATTAGCTAATATGCTATCTGTTTTTAATTATAATCTTCCGGGTGGAGTCCAAATTAATACTTCAGACATTAAATCAACTGGTGAAGCTGAGCTTCAGGAGGTGATGGATATGATCAATGGTGAGAACACTCCTTCCTATTTCCTTCAATGGAATTAATCTAGATATATAATGGGAAATAAAAAATTCCCATGAGAGAGATTTATAATAGGGATCCGCTTGATCCCAACTACAATCCTTATCAAATAGAGGTCACAGATCCAACCGAGATATGTATAGGCCAGCTTAAAATGATGCTTCTTACTAATAAGGGTGAAGTTTTAGGTGATCCTAAATTTGGTTTAAATCTGGAGGATCTTATATTCAATCTCGAGCTTTCCGAGGCTAGCATAAGAAAAGAACTCGATCTTTTTCTAAAAGTATATGTTCCGTTATTTTCGGTCCTTGGCGGAAGCTATGATCTTAAATTTTTCGTTGGTACATTAAGAGATATAGCAACATTGGATTTTAAATTACCTCAGGACGGAAAACTAAGCCCATTAGTTACATTAAGACTAACATAATAATAGATATGAACATTTTTAAGAAAAATAATATTTTAATAAACGGTCTTCTTGGAGACACGTTTAATTTTTTACAAGCTACGTATAATCAAACAGCAAATGTTTTTACTGTAGCTTCTGCTTGGGGACAGATATTATTCGTTTTGCAGAATCTATCACAGATGATACTTTATTTTATAGAGGATTCAATCACCGAATTGAACATAAATCAGGCAACCAGAGATTATTCAGTAAGAAGTTTAGCCAGGATAGCTGGTTATGATTCAGGTAGAGCTACAGCAGCACAAGGTGAAATATCTCTCAAATGGAATACCAGGGAAAGCGGAGTTGGTGGTGGAGCAGTTATCATAAAAAATAATGCGCAGATTAGATGCCAGGAAAATGGTAAGATGTACTCTCTAAGATTTGGTAGTCCCGAGGTAACAATACCTCTTACAAGAGGAAATAACCTTAGAGCTAAAATAGCTCAGGGTACATTCGAGACCGCGATATTAACTGGAACTGGATTATCTTTGCAAAGTTATAATTTACCGTCTACCTCCGGTGCATTTTTGGATCAGTTTTACGTTGATGTTTATGTCAATGAGGAAAAATGGAGAAGATATGACTCATTATACGATATTCCACTTAATGGCAAGGGTTACTTGGTTAGAACCGGTATACAAGAGGGATTGGACGTTTATTTTGGTAACTCTAATTTTGGTATGGTTCCTCCTAGAGGATCCAGAATAAGAGTCGAGTATTTAAAAACTAACGGAATAAGTGGTAATATAAGTTCAACAAAGGACAATTCACTTACATATAAATTCTCAACGCAAGGTACAGATTTATTTGGCTCTGACGTAGATCTTAATCTTTATATCGATGTAAATAGCGAAATAGATCCATCTTTCGGTACAAATCCAGAGTCTACAAATCTTATAAGACTAGTTGCTCCTAAGACATCAAGATCGTTCGTTTTTGCTAATGCTGATAACTATGAGGTATTTTTAAATAAACTTGGGATATTCTCTCAGATACAGGCATTCTCTACTTTTGATGATGATTATTTGGATGATGATAATGTTGTTTATATTTACCTGGTACCTGACATCACGTTAAATATATCATCGAACGAGGATTATTTTAGTGTACCAACATCAGATTTTTTCCTTAGTAACGCTCAAAAAGCTAGAGTACTTAATTTAATAGAGGACTCTGGTTCTATGATAGCAACCACAGTGGTTAAGATAGTTCAACCAACCATAACTAAATTTGTTGGTAATGTTATTCTTAGTATATTTGAAGGATCAGATCCAGCAACAATAAGACAAGCAATAAGAAAGAAAGTATCTGATTATATGCTAAATCTTAAGAGAAGGGACAGAATACCAAAATCTGATATAATAGCATTAATAGAATCAGTTTCTGGCGTAGATTCGGTTTCATTCTATTTTGTTGGACAAGCAAACGAACAAAACCAAATTGCTATACAGGATTTAACTAACGTTTCTCAAGCTCAATTAGATGAAGTGATAGGGATGGACCAATTTGGCGATATCATCATAGGAAGAAATCAACTAGTATTACTTAGAGGTGGATGGACAGATAGGAATGGTACGGTTTATACTGAAGATATAATTGACGGAAAACCTGGACCACTCAACATAACGATATCCTCCATTGTTCCTAAATCATTCAGAATGGAATTAAATAGCTCCATGAAGAGTCAGATAATAAAACAAGGAAGCTAAAAATTTACAACAAAAATGCAAAATTATACCCCATTTTTTGAAGGAGAGGATAAAAGTATAAATTATACGGTAGCTGGGATAAAACCAAAAACCGCTAATACTACTTTTTATAACAGTCGTGATGTTTATTCCTCAGCTGACCTTGCCCTTGATAGAGCAAATAATATAGGTTGCGCCGGATATAGAGCAACAATTACTAATGCTAATGGTGAGTATAAATATGCTCCTTGCTCTGATGTACAGGAATATAAAAAAATAATGAAAGAATTATCCAAAGTTACAGTAGAAAGAAGATACTATGACTTTGACCCTGGACAGAACATATATGATATTATGAATAGCTTCAATGATAATCTTTATAATGGATTTGATTATCAAGATCAGATACTTAGAAGAAGTTTATCCAATGTCATTTATAAGGATCCAGTTAAGGAGGGAATTCTCAACTATTTTCAAAGAGTTGTATACGGGTTAATTGAATCAACGAAGGAGATTAAGAACTTCTTCAATTACACAGTAAATAGAAACAATAAAAGAGTTTTTTAATTTAAGATGGCAGATATAAGACTTAATTTTTTTAATAAGGAAGGTAATCCACTGAATTTCGATTATATCGGACCAACTGGGGCAAATGCATTAGATTCCAAATTTACGTACAGAACATCTGTTTCTGGCGCTGGTAATCCGGGTGATATAGATATAACGGAATTTCCTACCTATTATACTTTTCTATTTAACGTAGAGGATCTTAATTCATTTGATATGACTTCATGGTACGATGAAGCCGTATATTGTTTGGATAGAGGAACTGAAATATATCTGGAAGGATCAGTAGCTGGTCAGAGCGACTTTAGAGGTAAAATATCTGCTGTTAATTTAACAGGTAACCAGCTGACTGTAACTATTCCGAGTGATTATTACTCAGGACAGAGCATAATAAGTCCAGATAATCAAATATATTTTACAACACCATATAAAAATAGACCTGGTGGATATTTTAAGGGTAACATCTATTTCGATCCAGTATCTGCTAATCTTTATGAGAATGAACAGATATTTGTTGTGCAGGAATTTTATGATGTTACTAATTCAAAAATTTCTTATGGACTTCCCCATACCGGAGCAACAGGAGCAACTGCATCACCTCAATGGAGAAGTAGATGGTATAATGATAATTACGGTGAGACTGATGTTACTGAGATTATATTTACCTACTCAATAGCGGACCAATTAGAGGGCGGCGACGGTGAGCCTCTGATAGTTAGTTATCCGAATATGGTTTTTGATGTTGGTGTGAATCCTAATGACTTCTACTCAAATGGATATATCAATACATCCGCATCTAATATAAATTCAACAGCTCTCCCGATAAATGTTGCCTTGAATGGACCGGAAGGAGCTGAAAATATCTACGAGAGAAAATTAATAATCGAAGATATTTCTACAGGAACCCCTGAGAAAGTATTAGAGGTTGATTATTACGGTCAAATTATAGCCGAGGATGAAAGGTTCAAGGTTTTATTGGAAAATCTGGGTAGATCCTTTTATAATAGCGATTCTGTTATATTGAGAGACCACGATCCAGCAGAGCCACTTCCTAATTATTTAGAAATAAATGAAAAGAGGAAGGAGCTAATGGTAGCCGGTGAGGAGATATTTCCTTATATTGGTAGTTATAAGGGTTTAATAAATGCTCTTAAATTTTTCGGATACCAAGATCTTAGAATAAAAGAGTATTGGCTAAATCTTAAATATAATGGGTTAAAAGTAGAATCGCCGATCCAGCAGAATAAGAATTTCCTGAATGCCATTAATAAACAGCAATCTCAGGGATATACAATGTCTTATCAGGTTGGTGACATATTAGATAACCCAAATTCAGGAAAATATAAGCTTACCCAAACATATGGACCTAATAAGGATGGCCAATATGTTCTGGATGTTTCTTCTGAGGATACAATGGTTCCTAGTAGAACATATAAGAAAACATCTCTTTTTGGTCTTTATTATGATCTTAATAAGGTAACTGGGGAGAATGATGAATTTAACATTCCCATAGTTGAGGACGCATTCAAATTTACGCAGGAAGAGGTATTAATCAAGATATTTGCTCTTAAGGAAAGATTAAAGAGAGATTATCTACCTTTAAATGCTAGAATCATAGATATCACTGGTGAGGGTATTTATTTTAATATTTATAACACCAAATCGTGGACTGATATAATGGAGAGATCTGATTTTGATTCAGGTTTCGAATTTGATTTTTATCCAAATCCAGATTTCGGGTTTATTGAGGATCTTAGAAATTTTTCAACTAGACCTTTAATAAATGCTATACAGAATCCTAGCTCATATAACAATAGCTATTCTGCTAGCGTTGATTTCTTAGGTGGTACTGGTAGCGCAATATATTTTAATGGTAATATACCTACAGGATCAACTGGACCAAATCCGGTTTTAAATTTAATTATAGGACAAACATACACTTTTGATGTTAATGATTCATCCGGATATGGATATAATCTTACGCTTACAACGGATCCTAACCTTACCCAGGTTGATCCCCTGGGTGTTGTTAATAATGGAGCAACTGGCGGAAATTCTGTAACATGGTATATAGAACCTTCTCAGACATCACCTGTATATTATTATTCCTCAGTTAATACTGGTCTGCTTTCCGGGACTATTAACATATTGCCTCCCGTGCTATCTGATCTTGGTAATATATCAAATCCACTTGATAATCAGCAAATTTATAATAGCCAACAGAATCAATCAATGCTGGGTGCGATAGAAAATTTCTACTCGCTTAAACAGGAGGGTGGCATAATAGAGCTTGGTGATGACAAATATGATCCTTTGGCATACATAGATCCAAATACGGGTCAGCCTTATAAGGTTCCGATAGGAATGCCGGTTATATTGGAGCTATTCCCTGACGTTTGGACATGGAATGAGCTTAATACTAGCTGGGATTCCATAATGATACCTGCATATAGAGTGGGTGATAGGGTCCAGGTAATATCTTCATCAAATTTCGGTACCGTGGTATCTGTAAGCTATTCTACCGGTGAATATTCAGTTTTACTCGATCCTCCTATTAACACCACTGTATTTGTTGGGGAAAGCGATCTCAGATCGGTAACGCAGGTTTTTCTACTTCTCACATGGGGTAATATAGATTTCTCCAATGCTATGGAAATAGAATGGATAGTTAATAAATCTACTACGCAATCAGGATCCCCTTATAATTTCAATTTTAGAGGTCCTATAGCGGACTTTTATAAAATGGCTCATTTCCTACCGTATACTGGAGAATATAAGGTTACGTGTAATGTATATGATGCTTTTAATGCCAAAAGTACGGTCATAAAGAATTCTGTAATCAAGGTTCAGCCCAAAACAATAGATATAGATGCATGGACAAGATACAGGGAGGTTGAAAATTATATATGGGATAACGTTGATAGGGGATGGGATTCATATAAATCTATATGGGAATATCCTGCAGAAGGTGAAACTATAGAGGTACTTGAAAAATCGATACCCTCGGAAGTATTAAAATTCGCAACCTACGGAAATAAAGCCGAGGAGGGGCAGAGTTTATATGTTAAGACTAATACGGATCCGATTGGTGCAACTGGTGAGATATTACTTTCACAGAATGTTGTCCAGATAGATGAAATATATTCACTTGAAATATTCACTGGCCAATATGGGTCAGCAACAGTATCTACGTTAACTCCTCATGGATTAGTTGATGGCGATGAACTTACTATAATAAACAGCATACCTGAAATTAACGGTAGATGGACAGCAACTGTAATTTCAGCAACTGAATTTAATATACCATCAATAATAGCAAATACATGGAACGGTGTGGTTCTAGAAACATCCCCGGTAAACAGATATGTGATAGATCCAACCATATACACAACACAAAAAATTACTGGAGCTGGACTAATAACTGTCTATGTTAATGGAAGAGAGATAGGAAGTGCTGATGCAGGTGATACGTTATATCACACTGCCAATGCTATAACATCCTCTATAAATTCATTAAGAACATATCCTGATTATTTTGCTTCATGCTTGAATCCTAGTATAGATCCGGTTTCTATTATAATATATGCTCCTGATGAATTGGGATCTGATCAGAACGGAGTTACCTTATCTGCTGATGTTAGTGGGACATTATCTATAAATTCTATATCAAGTACTCTTGAGAACGGTGTAAGCCCTAGCGAGACCTATGTTTATTGGTCCGAAAATTATGATACTTATCCCAACGATAATCTTAGATTCTGGGGAACCAAAAATCTAGATTGGCAGATATTTAATGAGGCCACTTGGGAAGATGGCTATGCACATAGTTGGTACGATTTTGAATTTAATAACGATTGGCTTGGTGGATATGAGTTACATACGATTCTCCCCGGAGATCACGTTAAGATAAGTACAGCAAATACAACCTATCCATTCCCAGTTGGTGTTACTCTAAGCAGTAATACCAGCACAATGACCGTACAGGAGGTTGCTGACCAGCTGAATAATTCTAATGAATCCCATATAACTAATTTTTTCTATAGGCCTATTCCTAGCGATGCTGGATCTCTTAGTACAACTTCGGGGCCGATTAATTTGGATCTCAGTAATGTAGCTATACCAGTTAGCCCTTATCCAGCTCCACCGTCATTAATAGGTGGTAGTAATATACTGGTTCCTAATTTTGGTTATACTGGTGGAACACCAATAACTACGTCCACGACCACGACGACTACATTAGCTCCGACTACGACTACGACGACTACAGCAGCTCCGACTACGACTACGACTACGACTACATTAGCTCCGACTACGACTACGACGACTACAGCAGCTCCAACTACAACTACAACCACAACTACAGCGGATCCTTGTTTGCTTGCTGGTAACGCTGTGATGATTTATCCGACTACGACTACGACGACAACTATAGCTCCGACTACGACAACAACAACAACTACAACTACCACGTTAACCTCATATGAATATACGGTAGGTGCTCCGACACTTTCGGGTGAAAGTACCGATGTTGATTACTATGATAGATATGGTAATGTACAATTTATAAGTGTACTTTATGGTGGAGGTAGTGCTACCATATGTGCTAGCTCGATAATTAGCGTTAATGCAGGACCTGGTGGAGGAATAAGTGGACCTGGATCTATATGCTTTTATTAATGATTGATCAATTTGTGCCATATGAACGAGTTAATTAAAAATATATCTAGAGTAAAGGATGATATTGTTTTCGTCGGCGGGGTCACACTAAGTTTTCATGGGAAAAAGAATGGATTTAGTGACATTGATGTTGTTGTTACTGATGTAACAGGTTTGGAGATTTTTGGCGAGATTATTTTATTTGATACGAAATCTATATTTAGTCTGAAGGGAAAAAGAGCATACATAAAAAGGGAAGATTATATAATAGATATTTTTATAGAGAATTCATTACCTGATTTTATCGTTCATGATGGGATTAAATACGAAACAATGGAACAGATTAGCTCATATTATGATGAAGTGCTTGAGCTGGCTAGATGCATGGAACCATCAGATCTTAGAGAAAAGTACATCAGAAATATAGAGTATAAGATGTCATATCTATGATTAATCTTGAATCAATTAAAAAAATATAAACTATAAAAAATAAAAAATGGCTACATCTATTATAACTTTAACTACCGCTGGAACCGGAACTGGCCCATTTGATCTATATTCCGATGTCGACGGATATTCGTCACCCTTTGAATCTGGCGTTGCTAAATCCGCTTTAATTTCGGGATATACAACATCCTTAGTTACTAATGGTACAACCATAATTAGGGTAAAATCTAATAGTGTCGGGTGCACGAATTATGTCGATCTACCAGTATCAGGTATAACCACAACGACGTCAACAACGACAACGACAACCGTTAATCCATATGGAACATTTAGTGTTAATAATCAGAGTGGTTCGATAATAGCTGGTACGTGGACGGTGTTTATAAATAGCGTTCCGTTTAATGATTTTAGTACCGGATATGCTTCTATAGCAAATAACTCTTCCACAAATCTTCCATTAAATCAAAGCTTTAATCCACCAAGAACAGGAACGTTTAAAATAGTATTTACTCCAGGGAGCGGAATGAGTACATCCAGGTCAGCAACACTGACGGGAGGAAGCAATGTTGGTCCTGTTTTATTCTCTCTAGTGAGTGGGAATTACGAAGCTACCCTTACTGTTCTTCCTGCTAATAATCAATTTGCATATGCTATACAGATA